TGGGTGTGGTGTGGGTGGGAAAGGTTAGGCAGGCAGGAGGCCGAGGGCGATAGCCCGAGCTCGGCATTTGGCGCAGGAGATGGTCGAGAGGTCGAGCGAGATGGTGAAGGCTCGGTGAACCCGAACCCCCTTGCAAAACGCATCGGGGCGGGAGGTGGAAAGGGAGAGGTGCGTTTCTTTGCCGTGACCGATCTTTACGACAGAGGGCTGGGCGGGGGGCTGGTTGGTGGTGTGCATGGTGTGCGGTTGGTTGGTGGTGGGAAGGGTTAGGCGTTGCGGGTGATGCGGTGGAGGTCGAGGGCGATCTGCGAGGCGTGCCAGCGGATGGAGTCGAACCGCTCCTCGTGGTGCATGGCAGACCAGCCTCCGAGGTCGTGTTCGGCCTTGGGGTCGAGTTCCGTCTGGATGGTGGCAAAGAGGGCATGGGTTGCCTTCTCGGCAAGGTCGTTCAACTGCTCGGAGGTGAGAGCGGGAGGAGTGGGAGGGGTGGGCGTGTTGTCATCGATCGCCTTGGTCAGCATCTCGTCTGCGTGTTCAAAGAACTTGCGGACGGCCTTCTCGTAACTCGTGAAGGTGGCAAGGAGGTGGTGCGTTTCCCAGAACGAGGCGAGGAAGCCAGCCAGCGAGTCGATGCCATACCGGGTGATCTTGTTTCCGTCCGTGATGCAGGCGTGGTCGCTTGCGACATCGTGGGCGAGTTCGGCGAGCCACTCCGAAATCACTACGGCATCGTAGTTGCTCGGGAGGTTGCCTTCCCGAACGCTGGCGAGTTCGGTGCGGTAGTCGGTGATCTCCTTGCGAGCCTTGATGAGGGCGGGGAGGAGGGTTTCTTCGTTGGTGTGCATTGTGGTGCGGTGTGGTGTTGGGTTGGGTTGGTTGTGCCGTGAGGCATCTCCGACAGAATGGAGGGCGCAACGGATTGCAAGATCATTCTCACAGGTCACGCCAGCACCTCACAGGGTCGGCTCGTTCGGGGGTGTCGTGTGGGCGTGTGTCTGGGTGGCCTGCCTTGGCTCTGGGGAGGCGATGGCAACCCGACCCGAGGCGAGGCTGGGAGCGATCACCCCGAGGCCGTGCTGGGCAACCAGCGACCCGACCACCCAGCGACCCAGCGACCCGACCAGCGACCCGACCCAGCGGGAAGCCCCGCCCCGCTTGGGGTGTTACTGCCTCCCCAAGGCGATACCCCGAGCGACAGCCCCTGGCTCCCCCTAGAACCCCCTAGGTACACGCGCCTGGCCGTACGTCCGCGCCCGCCTGGCCGCCCGGGCGCAGCTGCGCGAGCGCCCCCGCCCACGCACCCGCGACGCGCGCGATAAATACCTAATACCCTCTTCGGAAAAATCCGCGTAGCCAAAAAACTTTCTCCTACATTTTGCGGAGATTAATCTCCGCATCGCCATCTCTTGCTTCTATGTCCGGATTGGTACACTATCCGCGTATGAGTCAGCCTCCCGCTCCTTATGACCGCTCGCATTCCTTTACGGATTTCAGCCAGTCCAACCCCACCACCCCCCACCAGGGTCAGAAAATCGACCAGGAGCTGAACAATGTGCAGGCCGCACTCAACGCTACCATCTCCCGGCTGGGTGAAATCCAGACGGATGACGGCAATGTGCGTACCACCGCTCTGAATCTGGCTGTCATCGCCGAGGAAGTCGAACCGTTGCTGACCGACGCTCCTGTTCAAGCCGTTGAGGCTGCCGGCGCGCAGCAAGTTGCGTTGGTAAATGACGCTGGTGACGCAAAAGTGGCTGAACTTGAGGCTGTTTTGACGTCCCAGAACGCTACCGACGCCATTAATGCGCGAGATGCGGCCCAGTCTGCCGCTTATTCTGCCGACGCCTTCGCTGCTTCAGCCGAAAGCTCCGCTACTGCTGCAAATTCTTACGCAAACACCGCCCTTCAGTCAAAGAATTCGGCGGCTGTCTTCGCCCAGGTGGCGCAGGACGCGGCTGCGAGCATCCCTCTGATCGTTGGACCAGCTGGTCCTCAAGGTACGCAGGGGATTCAAGGTGATGCCGGTCAGCCTGGTCAGCCCGGACAGGATGGTCAGCCTGGACCGCAGGGAATCCAAGGTCCGGCTGGCAATGCTTGGGTGTACCAAGGCGAATACAACAACGGCATCACCTATTCCCAGAACGACTACGTCACGCTCAACGGATCGAGTTACGTTTTGAAGAACTTTATCGGCGGTGCTGGTTACGATCCGATTGGCTACCCGGATAATTGGCAGCTTGTCGCCCAGAAGGGTGACACCGGAGCTAGTGGCGCGGACGGTGTAGATGGGGTTGGCGTTGTCAACTGGCGTGGCGAATGGAATGTCAGTCAATTTTACCCAAAGGGAGACGTAGTCAGCCGTTATGGTTCAAGCTATGTATCTAACCTTCAAGGGAGCGGACTTGGAAACCAAGGATATCCTCCGGAATCATATCCGGACTACTGGACGCTCGTAGCACAGGCTGGAAGCCAAGGAGCAGAAGGACCGCAAGGTCCGGCAGGCCAGAACGGCCAGGACGGAGCAGTCGGACCTGCTGGTCCTTCCATTGCTGAATGGGATAGTGGCAACACCTATTACAACGGCAACGCCGTAACCTACAACAACGGCATCTTCGTGTGCGTGTCTGGGGGGATCACCGGCGGAAGCTACCCTCCCGACAGCGGAAATTGGGTATTGGCTTCCGACAACTACTTCGCGCGAGCCTTCACCGTGTATGAAAAGGTAAATCGCAGCGGCGATACTTTCAACGGAAAGGTCAACTTCACGCCTGTCGGAGGTGTTGCTGGTCTGAACATCGGCATCGGAGGTACCTCCTCAAACGCTACCGTTAACGGAGATATTTGGATTCCGACCGCAGGAACAAACCTTAACTTTAGGGACGGTAATGGCATCGCAAGGATTTGCGCCTCTACCACGTCAGGGAATACCTTTAATCAGCCCCAGGCCGTCGATACAAGTAACGTCCTCCCGGCCCTGCGGGTTACACAACGCGGGACTGGAAACGCAATCCAAGTCGAAGACAGCACTTCCCCCGATGCAACCGCCTTTATTGTCGATCAGTTTGGAAAAGTAGGCATCGGCGTCGCACCGGATGCAACCGCCGCACTCAAGCTTGATGCCAATGGTATTTCATTCAACGGACTTTCTTTCAATCCCACCAGCACCGCCGCCCACAGCGGTGGTTCTGACACCCTGGACCTGCTCGTCACCATCGGTGGCGTGAACTACCGAATCGGTCTTCGACCCGCCTAATGGCTCGTAAGGCACCCAACGCCGAAGAGAAAAGACGACAAGCAGAGATGCTTGAACTGGAGCGGCAGATACTTGCCGCCCAGCGTCTTCTTCGAGTCAAGAAGGCAAAGGAGTCGCTCATTGATTTCACCTCGATGACGATGCCAGATCCGGAAGACCCGGACAACCCGGACAAGTCCAGGTACGAACCTGTCAGACATCACCGCACTATCTGTGCGGCCTTGGAGGAAGTGGAGAAGGGAAACTACCAGCGTCTCATCATTTCAATGCCTCCACGCCACGGCAAGTCGGAGCTGGCTTCCCGCCGCTTCCCTGCCTGGTTCTTGGGCAAAGACCCATACCGACAGGTATTGTTCGCGACTTACAACGCTGACTTGGCTATGGACTTCGGACGAGCCGTCCGAGAAATCATGCGTCAGCCATCCTTCCAACAAGTATTCCCAGGCTGCAAGTTGCGGACAGGCGAACAATCGTCAGACCGAATCAAGACGGAAGAGGGGGGTGTGGCTGGGTTCGTGGGCGTAGGCGGTGGTCTGACCGGCAAGGGCGCAGACCTTCTTATCATCGACGACCCTATCAAAGACCGAGAGGAAGCCGACTCCAAGCGTGAGCGTGACAAGCTTTGGGACTGGTTCACCCAGGTGGCTATGACCCGACTGATGGACGGAGGCCGAGTGGTCATCATTATGACCCGATGGCACGAAGACGACCTGGTCGGACGGCTTACCGACCCTCGCAACCCTTGTTATAACGACGAGGTAGCCCAGCAATGGCGTATCCTGTCGCTTCCTGCCATCGCAGATGACAACGATCCGATGGAACGCCAGAAAGGCGAGGCTCTTTGGCCGGAGCGTTATCCGCTTGGGTTCTTGAACGAAATCCGCCGCCTTAACCCCAAGGGGTTTTCAGCCTTGTACCAAGGCAAGCCGACACCAGACGATGGTGACTTCTTCAAGCGTGACTGGCTGAAGGGGTATAACCCAGGCGATTTGCCGTCCAACCTACGCATTTACTGCGTCTCTGACCACGCCGTGTCCACGGCACAGACTGCGGACAAGACCGTGCTGTTGCCGTTCGGGATAGACGAGAACGACAATGTCTGGATCTTGCCGGACGTATGGTGGCGAAGGGCAAGCACCGACCAAGTCGTAGATGGGATGATTGACCTAATGACACGGCATCGCCCTGCCAAATGGGGTGCTGAACGAGGCCATATCTCCCAGTCCATCGGACCATTCCTCCGCAAGGTGCAGCAGGAACGCGGTGTCTGGACTGTGGTCGAGGAGATTACCCCTGTCAAAGACAAGCAGACCCGCGCCCAGGCCATCCGTGGCCGTATGGCTATGGGTAAGGTCTTCTTTCCTAGGTTCTCCCCTTGGTGGGTGGATGCGGAGCAGGAAATCCTCAAGTTCCCATCGGCCAGACACGATGACTTTGTGGACGCCCTCGGCCTAGCCGGCCTTCTTCTCGCCACTATGCACGGAGCTTCAAGGACTTTCGAGAAGCCGTCCGAAATCCCCAAGACAGGCACTTTGGCCTGGGTTAAGATGTCCTCCAAGTGGGACGAGGCCAGACGCAATCTCTTGCAGATGGGCGGCTTCTGAACATAAATACTTTAAATGGAAAACGAATACGAGAGCGAGGCCATGCCTGTAGACCCGATGCAGCCGATTGAAAAGCCTGTGTCGGCCATCAAGCGTGACGCTGAAAAGCCTGGCCCTTCTCGCTCCGCCTTGGTCAAGTCGCTCACCGAGAAGATCGAGCGAGCCAAGAAGCATTGGAAGAAGTCCTTTGACCGCATGAAGGAGGACACGGACTTCTACATGGGCAAGCAATGGTCGTCCAACGACAGCGATGACCGCTATGTAGCCAACATCGTCCAGCGTCATGTCGGCCAGCGAGTCTCCGCCCTCTACGCCAAGAATCCGAAGTTCGTCGCAAAGCGACGCGAGACCTTGGACTTTTCCACTTGGGAGGGCGATATGTCCTCTTTCCAGTCGATTCAGACGTCGATGCAGAACTCGATGGCTACCGGACAGCCGATGGATCCTGTGATGGTTCAGACGATTCAAGACGCCCAGCAGGGTTTCGAGCGTCGCCGTATGTTGGACAAGCTCGCCAAGACCCTTGAAATCGTAGCCCACTATCAGCTTCAAGAACAGCAGCCGTCCTTCAAGGGACAGATGAAACAGCTTGTCCGCCGTACCTGTGTCAACGGCATCGGCTTCGTCAAGCTCGGCTACCAGCGCACGATGGAGAAGCGTCCGGAGGATGTCGAACGCATCACCGATATCACGGAGCAGATGACCACGCTTGAGCGTCTCGGTGCCGACAAGCAGGACGAAAAGTTCTCCGAAGAGCATGCCAAGATGGAGCAGCTCCGCTTGCTCCTTGCCAGTCTCCAGTCCAAGCAGGACGTCATCGTCAAGGAAGGTATCGTCTTCGATTTCCCGATGTCCAACTCCATCATCATCGACCCGAAGTGCCGTCAGTTGTCGGGCTTCGTCGGTGCTGACTGGATCGCCCAGGAGTTCATCCTCGATGTCGAGGAAGTGAAGGAAATCTACAAGATCGACCTAGGCAAAGAGTTCACGGCCTACGAGGACAAGAACGAGAACGATGACTGTAAGAAGGCCACCATCTGGGAGATTTACTCCAAGAAGGACGGACTGGTCTATGTAGTTTGCGATGGTTACCACGACTTCCTCAAGGAGCCGGAATCCCCTACGCTGAACCTTGAACGCTTCTGGCCGTTCTTCCCGCTCATCTTCAACGAAGTCGATTCCGACAAGGACGTCTACCCGCCTTCCGATGTCCGTTTGCTGATGCCGGTGCAGAAGGAGTACAACCGCGCACGACAGGCTCTCCGCGAGCATCGCTTCGCCAACCGCCCCTTGTATGCCACCTACGAAGGTGCGCTGTCCGAAAAGGACATCAACAACCTTCAGTCCCACCCAGCCAACGCGGTCATCAAGCTCCAGAACCTGTCCCCTGGCCAAGCCGTCAACTCGATCCTCCAGCCTGTCCAACACGCTCCTATTGATGCGAGCCTGTACGACACGTCCATGCTTCTGGACGATATGATGCGCGTGGTCGGCTCGCAGGAAGCCAACCTTGGCGGCACTTCAGCCTCTACGGCCACCGAAGTGTCCGTTGCCGAAGGCAGCCGTATGTCCAGCCTGTCGTCCAATGTTGACGACCTTGAGGACTTCCTTGGTGAACTAGCCCGAGCCACAGGCCAAGTCCTGCTCGTCCAGATGGATCAGCAGTCGGTGATGAAGATTGCCGGCCCAGGTGCCGTCTGGCCTCAACTGACCGCCGCTGAAGTAGCCCAGGAACTGATGCTTGAGGTCGAGGCTGGCTCCAATGGACGCCCGAACAAGGCCATCCAAATCCAGAACTTTGAGCGTATCGCCCCAATCCTGCTCCAGATCCCCGGCATGAATCCCGAATTCATGGCGAAGGAAGCCCTCAAGCGTATGGACGATGGCATGGACATCACGGACGCGATCCGTGCGGCCTTGCCGTCCATCGTAGCCATGAACGCCCAGAAGCAGCTCGCCCAAGGCGATCCTGCTTCCGACCCGAACATGCAGGGTGCCGCCGGTGCGACCAACGTCGCTCCCGCTCCCGGCGCGCCTGGTGCGGACGGGCCTACCGCTCCCGCGTCCCCTGCGGACATCCGCTCGCAGGGCGTCCAATACCCGAACGCTTGATTTAAGATAAATCGTAGCGTATAGTATCTTCATGCCCGATCCAACCGAGCCTACCGACAACATCGAAACGCAGGACAACGCTCCCGCGCCAGAACCCATTTCCACTCCGGAACAGGCAACTGCTCCGGTAGCGGCCGACGCTAAAGAAACCAGCCAGACTACCTCGTCGGAGTCGGGCGACCAGGACGCTAACAAGAAGCCTACCTCATTGCTCGATGCCGTAAAACGCGCCGCGCACAGGTCGGCTGACGAGTCTTCGTCCAACTCGGAAACCAACGGCAAATCCGCCTATGGAGAAGGAAACCCTACGCCCAGTCTGGACGACGCAGCGAAGGACAGGTCCTCTCCGGAAGCAGACAAGAAACTGCCGTTCCATAACCACCCTCGCTGGAAGGAGATGATCACGGAGCGTGATGCATACCGCGCCGAATCGGATGAATTCCGAAAGGTCACTACCTTCATGTCGTCGAATGGGTTGTCCACCGAAGAAGTCGCAGAAGGGTTCCAGATAATGGCCCTGATGAAGACTAATCCGGTTGAAGCCCACAAGAGGATCAGCGAATACAAGTCGCGGCTCGATGCGTTCGTCGGAGCCACCCTGCCTCCCGAGATCCAGAAAAAGGTCGAGGAAGGCTATGTGGACGAAGATAGCGCACGAGAGATGGCCAGGCTCCAAGCCCAGCACTCTCTCTATCAGCAGCAACAGGCGACTGCGATGAAGCAGCGGGAGCAAAACGCCCTCGCAAGCATCCATTCGTCGGTGGTTAACTGGGAACAGCAGATGAAGGTCAAGGATCCCGATTGGTCCGCCAAACAGGAAATGGTCACAGACCAGGTCAAACTGATGTTGCAGGCAGAACAGCCGACGACTCCGGAGGAGGCTCTTGCGCTCGTTGAGCGCGCCCACTCCACTATCAAGGAGCGGCTTTCTCGTTTCGCACCCCAGCGTAGACCTGTCACTCATGTGTCCAGCTCCACGTCGTCCGCCAACGCAACGCCCCAGCCGCGCAGCCTCCTAGAGGCGGTTCGTCTCGGAGCAATGCAAACCCGCTAACGCACAAAACCTATGGCATTCACTAACGCCGAACTCGCTAACATCACCGCGTCGGCCCTCGACTACTACGTCAAGGGTCCGGCCTTCACCCAGAACATCCAGGAAAAGCCTCTGCTCAAGGCCATGACCAGCAAGCAGAAGACCTTCCCGGGTGGTAAGGGCAACATCAGCATCCCTGTCGTGTTTGACTACACGACCTCGATCGCTGGCTTCACCCACAACGACACCGTCTCGTACGCCAACCCGGCCAACACGAAGCGCGTCTCCTACCCCTGGAAGGAAATCCATGCTGGTATCTCGCTGACGCTCACCGAGCTGAAGCACGACGGTCTTTCCGTCGTCGATTCCACGACTGGTGCCTCCACGTCCAAGCACTCCGAGCGCGACCTCACGGTCCTCACCGGCCTGCTTGACGAAAAGCTCAAGGACATGTCCGAAGGCTGGGCGCGCTCGTTCAACGAGATGCTCTGGAAGGACGGCTCGCAGGACTCCAAGGTCGTCCCCGGTCTCACCTCCCTCATCACGGACAACCCGCTCGTCGGTACTGTCGGTGGTATCGATCGTGCTACCAACCCGAAGTGGCGCAACCGCGCCGCCGTCGGCGCTAACGCGATCACCTACGTCTCCGGCCAGCAGAAGATCAGCGAGTTCCTCCGCAAGGAAGTCCGCCAGCTGACCCGCTTCGGTGGCAAGCCCACGCTCGTCCTCTGTGGTTCTGGCTTCCTTGAGAAGCTCGACCTTGAGATCACCAGCAAGGGTACCTACACCCAGCAGGGCTTTGCCAAGGGCAACACCGACATCGGTCTGTCCGGCATCACCATGCAGGGTATCGGTGAGTTCCAGTACGACCCGACCCTCGATGACCTGGGTTACACGAATCGTGCCTACTTCATCGACACCAACAACATCAACCTCATGGTGATGGATGGTGAAGACAAGAAGCAGCACAACCCGGCCCGTCCCCATGACCAGTACGTCCTGTACCGCGCCATGACCTGGACCGGTGGTCTGACCGCCAAGCACTTCACCGGCTCTGCCGTGTACGAAGTCGTCTAATCGGTAATCTGTAGACTCCCCTCGGGGGTGGTTTCCTAACGGAGGCCACCCCCTTTTGCTTGCAAGATCGTCAAGCCGTGGCACGATGTAGGGATGGAATACGCCAACATCGAAATCCGACTCGCCGGTTCTCTTGAAAACACCGTTATCAAGGAAGCCTCCGCACCAGAAATCGCAGTCATCAAAGCCATCCACGGCCATGATGCTGTCGTCAACATCAAGAAGTCCCGCGTCGGCCAGGTCGAACAGGCCGTTGAGCGTGATCGCCTTGGTCGTTTCTACAAAGACGAAGTCATCGCCAAGCTTTTCCCTGGCGTGACCTCCAAGCTTCCTACCACCCTCGCCGAAGTCGGCGTCGAAGTGCCGGAAGAAACCTCCAAAAAGAAGTAACCGATGGCTCGCGGCACCCAGCTTTCCGCGCTGGTCGATGCCCTGCGGGCAGAGATCGGTGCTTCGACCAACGTGGCGATGGGAGTCAACTCCCTGCCGGCGTTGAAGCAGATCCTTAATCGCACCCAATCTTGGCTGTGGGAAAAGTTCGACTGGCCGTTCGCATATATCGAGCGAGACGAGCAAATGGTAAACGGCTCTCGCTACTACGGATTCGACCCCGAGATCGACTTCGGTAGGATCACGGAAGCCCACGTCAAGTACTCGGACAGTTGGCGCAAGCTGGACTACGGCATCGGCACGGAGCAGTACAACTCATCCGACATCGCCGACGGCGACAAGGAAGACCCTCCCACCCGCTGGCGTCATTACGAGGGCAACCAGTTTGAAGTCTGGCCCACCCCTTCCAGCAACGAGTGCGTTGTCCGGTTCAAGGCCATCAAGCGACTGCCGAAGATGGTCAACGACTCCGACGTTGCCTTGCTTGATGACAATCTGATCGTCCTGTTCGCGGCGGCTGAAATGCTTGCTCGGGCGAAGTCCGACGATGCCCAGGGGAAGATGAGTGCGGCCACCGAACTTTTCACCAAGCTCAAGGGTAGCGGCATCAAGAACGATGTCTTTGTGATGGGCGGCGGTCTTCCTGTCGAGACAGGCAGCTTCCTCAACGGAGCGCGTATCCTGCCCAGCAATCGGGTGTAATTTATGGCATATATCGTCGTCGAGAACTTTTCAGCCGGCCTCGACACGCGGAGGCATCCCCTCACGGCTCGACCTGGTACGCTCCAGACTCTCAAGAACGCCCACGTCTCGCGTGGCGGTGAGATTGAGAAGCGAAAGGCTTTCGAGGCTATCAACTACGTCAACCCTAGTGTCTTTGTAAGGCCGTTCCACGGACTACAGGCTACGGCTGACAAGATCTACACTTTCACGGACGGATGGAATCATCCGACCGAAGGTCGAGAGCTGCCTGTCGATGCAAACGGATTGTATGTGATGTTTCTCAAGCACCCAAGTTGGTCGCTTGGATTCACATATGGTCCTTACCCTACGCTAGAGGGAATCGTCTACAGCACCCTGTACGGCGGCAAGACGTTCGTGCTGGCGAAGTGGAGTACCGGAGAAGTCATTCCATATTACGACGGAGAGTTTCTTTCCGACTTCTATGTCGGCAAGACCCGCCAATGGATGACAACCCAGGCGAACGCTTGGGATGCTTTCTGCTCAAGCCTGGTGTGGAGCATCAAGGGAGGAACGTTCGGCACTACCACCACAGGCTGGGATGCCGAATCATCGAACATCCTTGCCGGCGGAAACAGCTTCGTGGATCTGATCGCCCCGGCAGACGTTGACTTCACGCCGTCTTTCACGGCTGACGAAGGCGTATCCGTATCGACTTCCACCATCACGGAATTCAAGGCCGGCGTCGCAGCCAAGAAGGCTTCCGGGGGCTTTTCCATCACTAGCGGTTCGCTAGGTACTCCTGCCTCCGCCACCCGCGCGCTTCAGTATGTCGGCGCGCTTGGTGCCGCGAAGATTATGAACATCTACTTCGATGAGCAGGAAGGCATCGACGAACCTGGAGGCTGGACCGGATTCGACGCTACAGGCTTTGCCAACACGTCCACCGGATTGGTGGATCGAATCAATTACTACCTTACCAATTACAAGCGCAACCGAGACGGACTGGCAGACACCCCTGTCGGTGCTTCCGTCGCCACATACGCCTACCCTCGCAGACAGCCGGCCATCGGATATATCAAACTGTTCGTGCCTAACACCAGCGGCACATACTTTGACGACCATGCCTCCAACAACGGCAAGGACATCGAGATTGAATTCGCCGCCGACCCTTCCTTGGTCCCGGGCATCAGTCAGCTGATCGACGTCAGCACCATCGCCCCAAGCGGTTTTGTCGCCGGCCGGTGGACTGCGAAGTTCGCCTCTATGGCCGGAGGCGTCACCAATGCCGTCAGCCAGGTGCTGGTCGATGGCGTCGATGTGCTTGGTTCTCCGATGAAGTGGACCGGATCGCACTCGATCACGATGACCAACATCGTGAACCAGATCAATACCTTCAATTCCTCCCCGGAATATACCGCGTCCTACGCCAACGACAAGGTGACGCTGACTTCCGTCAACACAGGCGCAGACCAGAACGGACGAGTCATCGAACTGAAGGTCATCGGCAACATCGCTTCGGCCAACTACTCTTCCTTCACAGGCGGAGCTGACGCCGTCCCTGCCGTACGCAAGCGCGTACGCTACAGCATCGGTGGCGGAGCGACCTTCTACCCGGACAAGAGCGTCACGCTGATCGCAACCAAGGCTTTGGATTCTTCCAACCCTGTGTACTTCGGTGCGACCCGCGTAACGGATACCGTCCCTACTTCCGCCCTTACCTACAAGACCAAGGCTCACGTCGGAAGCGGTTCTAGCCTGTTCTTCTCCGGCGTGAACAACCCGAAGAAGTGGGGACAGGACGGCGTAGGCGCCGGCTTCATCAACATGTCCAATAGCTCCGGTGGCAATGAAGTCATCACGGCTATCTCCCTATACCAGGGCAACCTGGCGGCCTTCAGCCGTCGCACGGTTCAGATCTGGAGCATCGATACCGATCCCGCGAACAACCGCCAAGGCCAAGTTCTATCAAACACCGGGGCTTTCGGTCCACGAAGCGTTGTGTCCGTTGGAGACCTAGATGTCTTCTACCTTTCAGACTCTGGCGTACGATCCCTACGCGCGCGAGACAGCTCCAATGCCGCCGTAGTCAACGATGTTGGTACGCCCATCGACAATCTCATCTTGGCTGAAATCAGCGGTATGACCTTCGACCAGAAGGCTTCCTGCCCTGCCGTCATCGAACCTATCGACGGACGCTACTGGGTCGCCATCGGAAACAAGATCTACGTCTACTCGTACTTCCCAAGCAGCCAAGTCGCCGCTTGGTCAACCTACGAACCTGGCCGTACCTTCACCGAATTCACCACCAAGGACGGCAAGGTGTACGCCAAGGAAGGCCAGTATGTCTATGTCTACGGAGGTATGGACGGCAACAGCTACGACAGCGATGAAGTCGAAGTCATCCTTCCCTATCTAGACGGCGGCAAGCCGGCGCACATGAAGACCCTAATGGGTATGGATATGACTTGCGAAGGTGAGTGGTCTGTCGAAATCGGAATGGACCCCATCAGCCCGGAGGCTCGCGACCTAGTCGCCACGGTCAGCCAGCCCACCTTCACTCTTGGACGCATCCAGGCGTCCGGCATGGGGACGCACGTCGGCGTCCGTATGGTCAACCAGTCCTCCGGATACGCCCGGATTGCCAACCTCATCACCCACTTCGACTTCAATGAAAGTGACTGAACTGTATCCCGAAGGGGTGCAGCATGTGGTTCACAACATGAGGGCGAAGGACAAGGTGGAGGTGTATGCCACCCAATGGTCGGACGATCCGTGGACTTTTGGCAACAGCATCCTACGAATCGGAGGGTGCGGGTATGTTCTTCACGCAGACGACGGAGAGCCTGTCGTGTGTTGCGGGGCTATGCCTATGTGGAACGGAGTATGGTCGATCTGGATGTTCGCCACCGACAGGTTTGATGAGATATCCCTATCCGTACACCGATTCGCAAGGAAGGTTTTCTTCCCCTGCCTAGACGAGACTGGGTGGCACAGACTTGAGTGCCGTAGCATTGCCAGCCACGATGTGGCACACCGATGGCTTGAGTTGCTAGGCGCTCGCAAGGAGTGTGAGGTTTCCAACTACGGCAAGGCCGGGGAGGCGTTCTACCTGTATTGCTGGACAAAGCCGCCGGCAGAGACACAATCGGTTTAGCAAGATGTGTACCCCTGTAAACACCGGAGGCTTTAATGTGCTTGGCGATATGAGGCGAGAGGCTAATCGCGTCCGCGACGAATCGTATACGAACGCATTTATGTCTCCCAGGGGAGACAACGGAATCCAGAAGCAGGCTCAACAGCCCACGCCTTCTCGCTTTCAAATCGGCACCCTTACTAACCCTATGGCAAACGCGATGCCTGGAATGGCCGTAGCTCGCGTGGCACCGCAGATCTTCGCCAACGGACCTATCAAAATGAACGCTTCTAACAAACAGACCGGGAGGGTCGTCTCCTAATGTGCTTCGGCGGAGGAGGCGGTGACGGCGGTGCGGCCCAGGCTCGCGCCGATGAGATGGCTCGCCAGGCTCGCATCAAGCAGGGCGTTGGCCGGATCAACGAACAGTTTAACCAGTTCGACGACAGTTTCTACCAAGGTCGCAAAGACGCCTATCGGAACTTTGCCACCCCCCAGGTCAACGATGCCTATAAGCAAGTCAGCGATCAGCTGGCCTTCAGCCTAGCCCGAACCGGCCTTGACCAGTCAAGCGAATCCGCCCGACAGCAGGGTGTGCTGATGCGAGATAACGCCCTAGCTCGCCAGCAACTTGCCGAAGGTGCGACGACTGAAGCCACCAAGGCTCGCCAGGCCGTTGAAGACCAACGCAACGCCCTCATTCAACAGGTCAATATGACCAGCGATCCGGAGATGGCCGCGCAGAACGCTCTTCGTTCCGCTGGTATCCTTGAACAGCAACAGGCTTTCAACCCTGTAGCCAACCTGTTTGCCAATACCACCGGGATGCTTGGCGCCGCCCAGCAGGGTGGATATTACTCCAAGAATGGCCGCGGCCTTGAACCTTTCCGCGAGTTCGTTGGTTTGGGTTCTAACAAAGACAACCGAGTTGTTCAAAGCAGATAACTTTATGTGTACTCCTCAAATTCAACAGCTTGCCCAGTTTGTCGCAGAACAACGCGCTCTTGACGCCGGAATTCGCCCCGAAGACGCGGCGGCCAATGGAGGCCAGTATGGCGTACTTCCGCGTCAGCCTGGACAGAGCATTGCTGATGCGGTAGCCCAGGCCAGTCAGCCTGTTAATCAAGGTCCGCGTGTTCAGCATATGATGTATCAAAAGGCGGAACAGATGCCGCCTCGCGTTATGATGCAAGCCCTTCCTATTCCGTCACAGCCCCCAATGCAGCCTATTCAGCCTGTGCGTTCACCTACTGTTGGTGAGTTGCTTGGCATCCCCCCTGGCTCTACTCCTGGAATCTAATGTGTACCCCTGTTGCCATCGCCCTATCCCTAACGGCGGCAGGATCTGCCGCCCAAGCAGCTGGCGCTCGTCGAGCGGCCAAGGCTATGGAAGGTGCGCGGGTTGCTGAAAGCATCCGCCAGAAGGGATTCCAAGACGAAGCAAACAAGGTCGTCGATGATTCTGTCGGTAAGTCCGGCAGGGCGTCTACTGACGCATCGATGAAGGCCGCAGCCGAAGCCAGAGCCGCTGATGCGGCCGCTGCTACCGCTGAAGTCCGAAAGCCTATCGAGGCGACTGGAGAAAACCTGGCTGGCGACACCGCTGGAAACAAGGTTATGGCTACCGAAAGCGATCTACAGGCCGCTCGTAACCTTGGTTATGCCGGACAGCAGGGAGCCGCAAAGGCTAACCTTCTGTCGTTCAACGACGTCACGTTCCAGAACGCGATCAACAACATCCGCGCTGGACAGCAACTCAACACCGTCGGCAACTTTATGCGAGGTTCTGCCGGGGTTCTTCCTGTCGAGCTGGAAGCCGCGTCTCGCAAGGGCGACAACCTAAAGACTCTTGGTACTGTACTTTCTACGGCTGGATCTGTCGTGGGAATGGGTGCCGGTGCCGGTTGGTGGGATAAGGCCGCCAATGCCCCTACCACCCTTGCCAGCATGCCTAGTGGTGCTTCTGTCACGAATCCCAACATTCTTAACCTTGGCAATACCCCTTCTTTCCAGCTTCAAGACGCATTGAACAACTGGAATATCGGTAAGTTCAAGAACCTTGTTCCTAGCGGACCTACAACCTTCCCTGGCTTTAAAATCTAATGAATCGCGTAAACGTCCAAGGCGACCCTTACTGGGCGCAAGCCACCCAGAACATCGCTGGCCTGTTCGACCCGAAGGCTCAAGCCCAGGGTGCCGCGTTGCTCGCTCAAACCGATAACTACAAGGCACAGGCCGCGCACAACCAGGCCAAGGCAGATCTTATCGGTGATCGCCGGAAAGCCCTTACTACGGAAGCCTTGCTCAAGGCTGGTTACACCCCTCGCCAGATTGCGGCTTGGCAAGCAACGCAGACCGACAATATGGCTGATGCCTTCAAGGGTATTCAGACGGATGAAGGAACCCAGCTTATTCTTAAAGGCGAGCGTCCTATCGCTGGGTCTATCCTTCTAGGAGGAAACTCAAGCCAAGTCGCAGACGCGATTATCAAGAGTCGCTTGGCAGGACTTGGCCCAGACGACACCTTTAACGCTCCTATGGCCGCATCGTTGGCCGCAGACCCGAAGGGCATTGATGGAAACCTCGTGACTCTCACCCCGCAAGGCTGGACTATTGGTGGTGTTACAGAAGCCGGAAGGGTCTTACAGAACAAGGTAATTACCGATACGAACGAATCGAAGGCTAAAGTTGACCTTACGAATACCAGGGCTGATGCCGTCTCTGACCTTGCTGCCAAGAAGGGTGAAACGGAGGAAGCGCGTCGCCAGCGTATTATGAACCAACTTGCTATCGATGATGAAACAGCTGCCGCCGTCATCCGTAGCCACGATGCTCGTACGAATCGAACCAATGCCGCTACTGGAAACGACAAGGCCAAGGCTGACGCCGCCGTAAAGTCTACCGAAACCAGGACTTCCGCCGCTGTTGAAGCCGGGAAGAAAGACCCAAAAGCAACGGCTCTTGATACGGCTAACAAGCAAGCCACCGCACGAAAGAACATCGAGCGTAGCTTTGACGCAACCTACGCCCAACGCACTAACGGAGGCAAGGATTGGGCGCTCGTAGATCCAGCAGAAAAGCGAAGCATCGTTGACTGGGCTACCCAGGCTCTTGAGGAGTACAATGGAGACATGGTGGCTGCTATGGATGCAGCCGAGAAGGCTCACAATCTGACTGGCGGATCAACCGAAGGTGAAACTGGATGGTTCTTCAAGGACAAGGACGGAGTCCTTCGCCTTAACGGCTTCAAACCCGCCAAGTACCAGAAGAAGTCTGGGTCTCCTGTGGCCGACGCGGTCAAGGCTGGAGCCGCCCCTGCCGCTGAAGCCCCTGTCCCGAAGATTAAGGCTAATGAAGCCAAACTCCCCGCTACTGGTGCTGAAGCTGGCACCGCCCAGCCTGTCCCTGCCACCGGAGCTGAAAAGGCTGCTGAAGCTACCGTCCCGGCTAATATCCCAAGGGTTACTACGGAAGAAGAGTACGCCAAGCTCCCGGTAGGTACTGTTTATGTTGCTCCAGACGGTAAGACCTATACAAAAGGTGAATGAGCAACTTCTGGGAAAAGGATAAACCTGTACAGGCGGATCAGCCCCCAGTTCAAAAAGTAAACTTCTGGGAAAAGGACAAGCCTGTCGAACAGGCTGTTCCTGCTCCTGTTGCGGAGGTCGCGCCTGTCGCACAGCCACAGGCAAAGAAGGCCAACCTGGCCGACCTTGTAGCCAACAACCCATTCTCAAGCCCTCCTGGAGAAAAGCCCATTCCTCCGCTGCTTGAGCGTCCAGAGTACAAGAACCTATGGCCGGAAACTTCTTATTTGAGGACTCCAGAACCGGCTTACACGTTGGATATGCCGGACGGACAGGAAGTCCTCATCTCGCTTGATGGCAAGTCGATGACTGGTGCTGTCTACAACAAGAAGGACAACACCTTTGATTTTGAGTACGAAGAGAAACAAGATCCCGTAGTTCCGTCTGGCGTAAGTGCTGGTGGCCGAGGATTCTACGCTCCTCCCACTAATGTAACCAAGATCAAGAAGGTTAGTCCTAATGAAGTGGTCGGTTACACCAACGCTGCTGATAAGCTTGAGTCTGCCAAGATTGCCTTTGGACGTAGCATCATCCCTACTGCCTCTGGCTTTACTGGATTTGCTGGCGGAGCCGCCCTTGCAACTGCGATACTGGGCGCACCGGAGACGTTTGGTGCTTCTCTTATTCCGCTTCTGGCTGGTGCTGTTACTGGATTCGGAACTGGCATGGCTGGTCAGAGTTTCCAAGACCGGATGTTCCCCTTGGACAAGGCACAGCAACTTGCCTTGGATTCTAATCCGAAGATTGCCGGTGCTGCTGGTTTTGCTCCCGCTTTGATTGCCGCTCCTACCAGTCCTCGCACCTGGATGAACCTAGCAAGCAAGACTCCTGGCGTAGCCGCCAAGGCCGCGACTCAACTCGGTTCTAATGCCGTGATGATGGGCGCTCTTGGTACTGGCAATGACGTTGGAGCTAACTTGGTAGCCGGAAAGCCAGCCCTTCAAGGGGTCGGTCTAGGTAGCATTTTGCACCATACTGGTACTGGTCTTCTGCTCGGTCACCCGAACAAGATTGGTCGCGTAATGGAAGCACCTGGCCGCTTTACTGCGAACGCTGCCCTTATGCCATTCGGCAAGGGTGACTTTAGATCCCCTCTGCCTGGGAAAATTACTTCCCTTTCTGATCTAGAAACCGCAGCCGCCGAAGCCCAGGCCCAAGGCCAGCCTGCTGCCGCTCCTGCTCCTGCCGCTCCTGCTCCTGCCGCTCCTGCTCCTGCCGCTCCTGCTCCTGCCGCTCCTGCTCCTGCTCCTGCCGCAAGGCCAGCGGGATCAGTACCTCCTCGTCCTCGGTATGACGATTCCTACCGTGGAAGAGTCGCCGAATACACGGCTGCTTGGCAAGCCTGGGATGCTCAATACGGACAAACGCATTGGTCTGACGGAACCCCAAAGACCGGATCTGCTGCTCCCGCGCCTGCTGCAAACGTAGAACCATACCCAGCTATGCCAGATCGTGCCACCAGCACACAGGCACAGATGGACGCTTATCTGCTTGCCGGACAGGAATGGACGAAGAAGTACGGCCAAACGCACAACCTTGACGGAACTCCCAAGCCTCCCAAGCCGGTAAACCCAGCAGCTCAAGCCCCTGCGGCCCCCGCTGCTCCTGCTGCTCCTGCTGCTCCTGCTGTCGCTCCTGCGACTCCGAAGCCTGTTGCCGAAGCCCCGAAGCCTACTGGCAATGTCTTTGAACTTGGTGTGGCAGATCTCACCGAACGCATCCGATTCATCAAGGGAGAACTTGGTCGTCGCCAGGCCGAGGTTAAGGCTGCTGCTGAAGAAGGTCGCGTTGACCCGGAAGGACAAGGTCGAATCGAGCGTCTTAACAAGTCTTTGGCTGAAGCCGAAGGTGCGCTTGAACGGCTCAAGGATCGTAACGCTCCTCGATCTGAACTTCCTCCTCCCGCCAAGGAGCCGACAACGGCTGAAGTTCTGGCACAGAAGAAGGCCGAGTTCGACAAGCTTACTCGCCAGCTTGAAGCCGCCCAGCGCAGCCAGCGTTCGATGAAGGGTGGCGACGAACAGATTGCCCTGCTAGAAGCCGAACATGAGGTTGCTTCTACCGCTTACGAAGAAGCCCTGGCCGCGCACGAACAGGCTCAACGCAACGGCGGTAATCCGCCTCCTGCCGCCCCTGCCCAAAAGCCTGTAGCACCAAAGCCTGTCACCCCGGTAGCCCCTGCTCCTGTTGCCCCTGCTCCGAAGCCTGTTACCCAGGCGCAGCCTCCTGCCCCAACGGCCAAGCCGAAGAAGGAACCGGCTGGAGTAACCTCCGCTCGCGAGCAACTCGCCAAGCTGGAAGCTGGCGGCAACGCCAACAGCCCCCAAGCCAAGGCTCGCCGCAAGTACATCCGCAAGTGGGAGAAGGACAACGGACTTCCGTACAGCGTTGAACTTGAGGCTCCGAAGGCTCCGACTGCCGAAGCCCCTGCTCCTGCCGTTGAGGCACCGAAGCCCAAGGCTCCTGTCGCTACGGAACCCCCTGTCGCCGATACCCCTGTTGAGCCTGTGGCTCTGGCTCCAAAGCCCAAAGCCACAAAGCCTGCGTTAGGCCCTCTACAATCCATCGTTAAGCCAGACGGAACGACCGTCACGGAGCCTGGCAACGGTCCGAAGAACCGAGGACGAGCCACCCACGCCGTGGTCGATGAGCGCGGCTCGGTCAGTTGGCTGACCAAGGAGAACACCGATGCCCTGGTGAAGGAGTACGGAGGCTACGAAGGCCAGTTCATCATCCACGACCTTGCCACCGGCAAGAAGATCGAGGTAGGCAAAACCACCCCTGTCGAAGACCCTGCCGACAACTATGACCCTGTCACGGAGCCGAACCCTCGGGAGAACCCGAAGGACGTAGCAGATCGTGAAGCCCTAACTAGACAGGAAGCACCAGCAGACACCACGGAGCCTACGGCCAAGGAAGTCGAGACCCAGACCACAAAGAACATCATCAAGGGTCTGGAAGACCAGATCGCAAAAAGCGAGAAGGCCGGACGTGGCGACAGCAAACAGGTCAAGAAGCAGCGCGCCGCCCTTGAGGTTGCGAAGAAGAAGCTGGCCGAACTGGAAGGCAAGAACGATGAGCCTGTCTCCGAGCCTACGGATGAAGCCGAACCCTCTCCTTACGAGCGTGAGAAACGCCAGGCAGAGCAGCACCCTGTAGACGACCCCGCCAACGGATGGCGTCCGGAGACCACCCAGGAGGAAAGGGTGTGGCTGAACTCCGATATGACTGCCAGCGGACGAGGCAACGAGTTCGCCGTAGGAGACTACCTTGGAGAAGCCCGCAAGGCTCTTGAGTCTGGCGACAGGGCTGGCGCTCTTGAGATGGCGAAGCAGGCAAAGGGCCTCGCTGAAACCCTACAGGGCTGGGCGCGCCGCAAGGCGAAAGGCTACCTCGACAATTTTGAAGCCAAGACTGGCATCAAGATCGGAGAGTCCATCGCCGCAGAGGAGGTCGATTACTTTACGAAAAAGCCCATCAAGGGCGTCCCTTTCCCCGAGGAGGGAGCGGCCCCGAAGTCCGAGCCTGTAGAGGCTCCGAAGGAAGACAACGTCTCCGTGCCTTCCGACCCAGACGCCACCATCGGTGCGGTCGAACGCATCGCCGGCGTTAAGCTCTCGAAAGGTGCGAAGGCTGAACTAGGCATCCGATCCGAGGAAGGTCTCCAGCCGGACTTCATCGACGAAGGCGGTATCAAGTCCCTCAAAGATCACCTCAACGATGTTAAGGAGCGTCTTGAGACCTCCCTTGATGCGGCTCGCACGTCTGGCAGGGATGGAGCAACTCCGTCCGAACAGCGAAAGGCGGTCAAGGAAGCCAAGGAAGCCATCAAGGCTGTCGATGACGCCATCGCCAAGCTCGAAGCAGAACAGACCGTTGCTCCGAAGGAAGCCCCCAAGTCTCCTGCCGTAGAAGCCGCAGAGAAACAGGTCGAAACCATCAATGACAGGCTTGCTGAACTTGAGCGCACCAAGAAGGGTGACTCTCCAGAGGCTGATGCTCTACGCGCCCAGCGAGACAAGCTTCAGACCACCATCGACGCCCAGAAGCCGGACTCCCCAGACGTGCTGTCGAAGGCCGAGAAGTGGGCTGACGACACTATTAGGGAAATCAACAGGCAGGGTCGTCAGCGTTCTGGACTCGATCCAGAACTCCTGGCCGCATACGCAGTCAAGGGAGCGGTCAAGTTCGCTCGTTCGCTAAAGGACTTCAAAGAGTTCTCGCGAGAGATGGTGAACGAGTTCGGTAACGGCATCCGCCCTCACCTAAAGGCCATCTTCGACAAGGCTCAAGAGCCTGGCCTAGCCAGGGAGTATGCCGAACAGCAGCAAGCCAGAAACGCGGCTAACCGCCCCGAGCCGGATCTCGCTGGAGAGTCTGAAAAGATGGCTCAACTTCGCGCCGAAGAGCGTGACAATAACCGGGAACTTGCCGAAGGGCGTAAGCCTGTGTTGTCGGCTGGTGGTCGAACCTGGAGGTCTGCCATAGACTCGCCTGTCGTCGCGTTCTTCAAGCACATCGGCATGCGCATGCGTACGATTGCTGACAACAACCCCCAGTCTGAAACGGCACAGAAGCTGGTAAATGATTTCTCTCTGATCCCAGGAACCAAAGAGACCGGTCCCGACTTCAACAACGCTCACTCCAACGAGAGAACCAGGTTCTTAAACAAGTTCTCAATCGCACTTGGACCTGTGTTGAAGGACATGCGTAAGATGAGTGCCGCTGACTTGGTCAAGTTCAACGATTTGTTCATCCAAGCCTTGGAAGGTCGTATTAAGGTTGGAGGAGAAACAGGAGAGGCCGTTAAACGAGTTCAAGAAGTGATGGATGAACTTCACGCATACGGCAAGGAAGCCGGTATCGATATGGGCAAGGTCACCGATTACTTCCCTCGCATGATCAACGCCGAAATGGTGATGGCTGACAGGGCTGGGTTTGAAGAAGCAGCCGCTCGCGCTTACGAGCGTCAATGGGAACGCCTTCAGAAGGAAGCAAAAGACAACCAGTCTGAATTTGGTTTTGCCGAAGAAACCACCCAGCGTCCTAACTTCAAGGAGATGGCCCGCAAGTGGGCAGACGCAATCGAACTAAACCAAGAGGGTTTTGATTTTGAGCGTGGAATCTTTGACGAAGGCAACGCTGCTACGAAGGAGGACTTCCAGAAGAACAGAGAATTCACCAAGGAAGAAGCAGCAGAGTTTGACGCCTTCCGCCAGAAAGACTTTGAAACCATCTTGACTAATCATATCGGGGCTATGGCAAGACGAGCAGAGGTAGCCAGACGACTTGGTGCGGACGGAATGGAGTGGACGAAGATTGCGTCAAAACTTGCCGAAGAAGGCGTTTCTGCGAAAGATATCGCACAGCTCAAGAACGACATTCAGTCAAACCTTGGCATTGGCGAAACCCTGCTTTCAGAGGCTGGTCAGAATGCGCAAAACACTTACAACCTCGTATCAACCACGGCCTTCCTAAAGCTGACCGGTCTTCTCAACGTGGCCGAACCAGGCTCCATCGGTATCCGCGAGCGAGATCCTGTGCAGGGGGCGAAGGCGATGATCTCGAACTTGTTCCGCATTCGCAACGTCCTTACCAGAATGTCTCCCGGCGAGGCGAAGTCGGTCAAGACGGAGATTGAGCGAATCTACGGAAAGGGTCACGACCTTGCATCCGCCTTGGCTATCGAACTTGGAATCAACCACATCGACCACGGACTAGGATCGTTGAGTTCTGGCTTCCATCTTGATGCCGGAACGGACGGTGGAGGACAAATCCGACGCCTTAACGACAATGTGTACAGGTTGTATGGCATCCACGCCACCGAAGTCGCAAAGCGTGAGACTTCGATCAAGCACGGCATGCAGTTTATCGACAAGAGCATCCAGTTCTTTGAGGGCAACTCTAACCTTCAGCGCATCTTCCGTGCTATGGGCAAAAATGTTGACGCTCAAACCCTCGCCAAAGATCGCATTATGGAGCTTGGGATCAAGGAGGCTGACGTTCCTGCGTTTATGGACTTTGCCAAGACCCTTCGCGGAATGGACTCCAATCAGCAACTCAAAGCCATCATGTCTGACAGTCCGATGGCCGCTGAATACAGGAAGGCTCTTCAGATCTTCAACAAGCAGTCTTCGGTACAGGCTACCAGGTCTTCACGGCAGGAAATTGCCAACCAACTTCCTATCGGAAAGGCGCTATTCCAGTTCGCAACCTATACCAACGAATGGGCATCCCAGCATGGGCGCTACATGCTTGAGACGGCCAAGAAGGTTCGCAACTCGGACGGTCGCTACAACGCATCCGAACGCCTCCTTGCCGCCGGCGTAGCCCCTGCGTTCGCAATGGCTACGGCTGGAATGTTTGGCATCCGCCACATCATCAACAAAATCACCGGATTCCAGTTTGAGGACTCTGAAGTGTTTGGAGTTAAAGTCCCGGCTTGGGTAAAGTCTATGGCCGACGCGGTGGTCTACACCGGCATCCTTGGCCCAGCTGAATTGGCTTACAAATGGATTGTCAGAGATCAGCCGCCTGGTGGCTTGCTTTCAAGTTGGATCAACAGCTCGACCAAGGCTTTCGCCAGAGTCAAAGAAAACCCGGAATCCAACGCAGCGCAGAAGAACGTCGCAAAGATTGGCTACAGAAGCGGGTTCGTCCCTGCCGCCAATGCCGCTCTGGCTACCGCATCTGGAGCCGCTGACTTAATCCCTAGCCCTATCTTGAGGGGTGCGACAAAGCTGGGAGCCGCTGGCCTAGCCCAGGTGATTGCCAACAACCGAGTAGAAGACGCGACTGCAACGGCAATTGCAGGGGAGGATAAGAAGGGTACGAAGAACCCCCCGAAGCCTACCCCTCCCAGACCTCCGTCCCCGCCTACCCCTAGGTAACAAAGCGTTGACTAGGATGGGGTTTTGTAAACCCTATCCTAGCAATGCCCAACATTAACACCGACGCCCTGGCCGACGAGCTGCACACGAACCTAGGTCTAAAGACCGAAATGGGGCGGGAATACCTCCGCGCCATCCTGCCTCTGGCGATCCTTATGGATAGCAAGCAGCAGGACTACGGAAGCAGCAACATCAGCCTCAACGGCGAACTGGGCGTGATGGTACGCACCCAGGACAAGGTCAGTCGCATCCGCAATCTCCTCACCAAGGAGATGAAGGGTGATGCTCCGGCTAACAACGAGTCAATCAACGACTCTTGGTCTGACCTCGCGAACTATGGCGTCATCGGCTTGCTTCTTCGGAACGGCAAGTGGCGCTAACTAGGCTACGGCACAGACTCCAAAGGAGCGTCTGGAGTGGGTCCAACGCTATCGCAAAGCGAATCCCGCTAGGGTACTGCTCGCTCTAGCCAGGCAGCGGTCAAGACAGACTGGTGTGGCGTTTGGAATAACGGAAAAAGACATCAAAATCCCCAAGCGTTGTCCGGCCTTGGGGGTGTTACTAAAACAGGGTACGGCAAGAAGGAGGATAGCCCAGTCCCCTACCCTAGACCGCATAAACCCAGCCCTAGGTTATGTGCCTGGGAACGTGATAGTCATATCCTACATGGCTAACACGATTAAGAGCAACGCAGACTACCGACAGATTGGTAGGGTCTACAGGTGGCTGAAACGGTTGACCCGCAAGAAGAAGCGTACACCCTAGTAAGGGTATGATCCTCGCCCTAATCTCCCTCGCCCTCGGCTTCGCCGGTGGGTTCTACGCTGGCATCAAGAATGCCAATTCTTCCAAGGTCTCCAAGGCCAAGGAACTCGCCGACATCTTCAAGTCCAAGGAGTGATGTGGCGTTTTCTGCCAGTCGTACTGATTGCGCTGGCAGGATGCTCATCCAAGCCGGAGCTGCCAGTTCAGCCCCCCGCTCCTACAAAGCCAGATGCCGTTCAGACCCTAGGCAAGGACTTGGACAAGACCGATCATAGGGTAGGTGCAGCCTTGGTCGCAATCGAGCGTAACGCAGATAAGCCCAAGGTCGTAGTTGCCGAGTCTCGCCTAGCCCAGTCATACCTCCCCCCTCCCCCGCCTGCGGACGTCGAATTCGCATTGGCTCGCGCAGCCAAGGGTAGCGACGTGGACTACGCCAAGCAGATGGCCTTCGGCCGGCAGCTGGCTACGGCTGTCAATAAGGCGTGGGAAAGGCTTGAGGCCGACCAGGCTGAAGCCAAGCGGGTGTCAGACCTAAAGGACAAGAAGATTGCCGAGCTGACCGAGAAGATTGAGCAAGGGAAGAAGGACATATGGACTATGGCTGGCGTTGCATTGGCAGTTCTCGGCGGGGTGGTGACTGCTCTAGTAGGTCCACGCACCGGCATCCCCTTGCTGCTGTGCGGGGGTGCAATCGGGGCATTCCCCTTCGTGGTGGATAGTCCGTATTTTAACTATATCGCCGGAGGCTCCCTGGCCGCTGGGTGTGGACTGATGCTATACCTACTGTGGGATTACGTCCGTGACAAAGCCAATGAAACCAAGACCAAAGATCAAGGTTGAGTTTAGGGGGCTGGGCGAACAACCGCCCACCAACTCTAACAGCACGGACTTCGGCCAAGCCGACAAGGCTACCGGCGAGGTGACTCTGGATCCGCGACAGCCGGAGTCGGAGATGCTGGATTCGGCAGTACACGAATTTCTTCACGTCGCCTGTCCATACATGGCTGAAAAGAATGTGGCTACAACGGCGACCATCGTAGCCGAAGCCCTCTGGAAGATGGGATACAGACGCCGATGAAGCCACCGGATGAAGCCCAGTCTGGTGCTGATCTCGTCGCGCACCTCAAACAAGGCGGCTTCACGGCGGCTCTTATTGGTATGGCCGGCATGGTGGCGAAGATCCTCCTTTCAAATGACGCGGAGATGACGGTGGGCAAAGCAGCTCGCCACGTCCTAGCCGCTGGTATCGTCGCCTGGCTGGTCGGCCAGGGGCTACAGGAAGTGGCTATGTCGCAGGGACTGAAGACAGCCTGCATCGGCGTAGCCGGAGCAGCCGCTACGCACATCGTTGATTATGCCATCGCCTGGGTTAAGGCGAAAGGGGAGGCGGAGGTTGCCAAGGTCAAGAAGGGAGGCAGCCGTGGTAAAAGGAAAAAGTAAAGGCATGCCGACTCTTGAGGTCGCTCTGGTCGGTACGCTGTTCATTGCGGATGCCGTTTGTGTACGGCTCTGGATGATAATGGAAGACATCCGTCTGGCTCTGACAGACCCGGGTGCGATGGCTATCATCGTCACCGAGGACTCGATCAAGAGTGATAGCGCGCGAGTAGAGAACCAACTGAACACAGCTCGCTCGGCCTTTGAGGATACCGAGCGAGCTACTGCGGTGTTCAGCGTATGTCTGGCTCTGATTACCCTAGCCCTGCTCTTGAGAATGGTCAGAGCCAAGCGTTGACCTTTGCAGGGTGCGCCAGTTCACCGCACCACGGAGGTGGTCTGGACAATGGTGGGCATATACTCTTACGACTGTAGCCAGCGTATCCCCAAGAACACCGGCTACCTCAAACAACGGAACTCCAGCCTGTGCTGCAAGGGTTGCCCAGGTGTGCCGCAGCGTGTGTGGAGTCACGTCTTCGTAGCCCTTTCCTGCCGCCATTATGAGGGCGTCGAAATGATGCTGAATTGAGTACGGAGTATCCATAACCCACTCGCATTCCGGAAGCCGTTCATCGTTAGCCCTAGCAAGCACCGAGTAGCAAAGGTCTGACATAGGTACGGCAACACGCCTTTTCTTGGTGCGCTTGTTTCCGTCGTTCTGGTAGTGGATCAACCTACGGCCTAGGTCTACTTGGCTCCACCGAAGAGACAGGACGCTGTTCTTACGAGCAGCCGTCTCTGATGCCACCACCACGAATCGGTAGAGTCTGGACAGACGCTCGCCTGGGTAAAGTTCAGAGGCTATACGGACAAATGTATCAAGCTGGCTTTCCGTCAGCCACAGATCCTTTGGAGGAGGGGCATCCGGAAGGATGATGGTCGGAGCATCCTTTGCGTCAACGCGCTTGAATGTGACTGCGTGGTTGATGGCCGCCACAAGGCAGTTCAACTCACGACGGAGAGTGCCGTCTCCGACCTTCCTTCCGTTGACCTTGCCAGCCTTGCGATCATCCCTGTATTTCTTCATCACGCTCGGAGTGAGGGCGGACACTTCGTATGATCCAAGCCCTGCGGTAAGCACCTTGATGCAGTCTTCCTGCCTCTGCTTATCAGTCACGTTCTCATCGACATGCTCCTCCGAGTATGCCGACAAAACCTGGCCTACGGAGGCTTGCTTGGGCTTCGGTGCGGTCACCTTGAGGAGGTAAGTGGCGAGGGCTTTCTCTGCCTCACCCTTGTCCTTGGTGTTGCAAGAAACACGCTTGGTGACTCGGTCTTGAGTCCATCTGATTTCGTAGTTTCCTGCCGTATTTACGGCCAATTTCGGTGTGTTCGGAATTCTCATAGTTTTGTTGGGCAGTAACAGAAGTCCCACATAATGTAGGTGTCGTCAAGCATTGAAGATTTTTCACTTTGTGCGTTGACCTACGATCCGCGCTCCTCCAACTTGTACCACATCGGAACCCAACGCCGTGATTTCCACTCGCATCGACACTCGCAAACTTGTTGCCCGCTTTGGCGGACGCAGCGAACTGCATCGCAGACTCCAGGCTCGCGGTTACGAACTTTCGATCAAGACGATTGAGAAGTGGATGGAGCGTGACTCCGTCCCGACCTACCGGATTGTCCAGATGCTTGAACTCGCCCAGTACGAGAAGAAGCCTCTCAACTTGAACGACTACATCCAGCCGGCTCCCAACGCCGACAAGGAAATTTCCCCCCACCGACATGAAAACCAGAAAAGCACAGTCCGCTCGGACGGCTAGTTCTCCGCAGAGCCTCACGCTCGAAGAGATCCGTTCCGCCATCACCACCCAAGAGTCCATCATCGACGCCGCCAAGGCGCAGATGGATATCCTCACCACGGAACTTCGTTCCCGCTTTGAGAGTCGCCTCAACCAGGCTCTCACCGAGCAGAATAAGAAGCACGGCCAGCACACCTTTGAGGTGGACGGCCACAAGCTGACCGCCGAGATCACCGCCCGCGTGAAGTGGGACTCCAGCAAACTGGAGAAGGTGGCATACTCGATGCCTTGGGCTGACGTTCAGCGCATCTTCAAGGTCGAGTTCTCCGTGCCGGAGAAGACCTTCTCCACCATCACCGATGCCAAGCTCCTCGACCAGTTGGTCGAAGCCCGCACCGTCAAGTACAGCGACCCCAAGGTCGTCTTTGCCGAATAATCTCCCAACCCAGAAATACCATGCGTATCATCAAAGCCGACGACCGCCTCAAGGCAGTCCAGAAAATCAACATCGCACTCTTCGGCCCGTCCGGAGTGGGCAAGACCACCCTCGCTCGGACGCTCCCCGAGGAATCCACGCTCTTCGTGGATCTGGAGGCTGGCACTCTCGCCATCCAAGACTGGCGTGGCGATGTCATCGATGTCCGTGCCGCCGCCCAGGAGTACACCAAGTACCCTTGGGAAATCGCCCGCGCCCTCGCCCTGTACATCGGTGGTCACGACCCCAGCGATGCTGCCGGTCCCTACTCCAAGCCTGTCTACGATGCCGTAGCCAAGGCTTTCGAGGGCATCAACCTCGACAAGTACGAGACCATCTTCGTGGACTCCATCACCGTCGCCTCCCGAGAGTGCTTCAAGTGGGCGAAGACCCAGCCCGAAGCCTTCTCCGAGAAGACCGGCAAGCCCGACAATCGTGGCGCATACGGCCTCCTCGGGCAGGAGATGATCCGCTGGCTGACCCACCTCCAGCACTCCAGCAAGTCGGTCATCACCGTCGGTATCCTCGATGCCGAAAAGGATGACCTCAATCGCATCACTTGGACTCCGCAGATTGAAGGGTCGAAGACTGGCAAGGAGCTTCCCGGCATCTTTGACCAGGTCTGCACGATCCAGAACTTCAAGCAGGAGGACGGCTCTCTCTACCGAGGCATCTGTTGCCAGCAGCAGAACCCTTGGGGTTACCCTGCCAAAGACCGCTCTGGTCGCCTTGAACTCATCGAGCCTCCGCACCTCGGCAAGCTGATGAAGAAAATCCGCGAAGGTAAGCGTATCGACACCAACATCGTCACCACGCTCCCCGCCTAATCTCCCCCCCAAAAACACACACAACACACACATGGACTACGAAAATCCGTTCTCCCCCACCTCCGGCGCTGGTTCGGCTCCGGAACTCATCCCCACCGGGACGCTCGCCTGGGCCATCATCAAGGTGACGGCCAAGAAGAACACCAAGGACTCGGGTGGCGAGTACTACAACCTGGAGCTGACCGTTCACGGCGGTGAGTACGAAGGCCGCAAGGTCTTCGAGATGATCCCGAACTTCCAAGACTCCCGCAACGGAGACAAGTGGCGTTCGATGGGCGTGACCAACGTCACCCGCATCTTGGAGGCCGCTGGCTTCTTCAAGCAGTCCGACCCCGAGTCGTACAACGCCTTCAAGGGCAAGCCGTTTGAGACGATGATGAACTTCATCGACGGCCAGCGTTGCGCCATCAAGGTCAAGGTCGAGAAGAACACCGATCCGGCCTATGCCGACAAGAACAAGGTAGGCGAATGGCTCTCCCCGAACACCACCAACCGAAGCTTCGCTGACTACCAGCGTCTCATCGGTGGACAGGCTGTCGTGGACGCTGCTCGCTCCCAGGCGTTCGCCCCTTCTGGCTCCGCCCCGGGCTTCCAGAAGCCCAGCTTCATCAAGACCCCCGGAAACTCCAACGCCCCCTTCTAAAGGGGCGAAGGATCTAGGCATCACAGAACCTCACCCTCCTAACGCCTAGGCCACCTTGCGAATGTTGCTGACATTTCAAATGAAACAGTCAGCATATTTCTCAAGGAGGCTTTGGCTGTGTATTCTGACACAAGGGTCGGGGTACTCTGTTCTTTCTGAAACCAAGGGCGAGAGCGAGACGACAACCTGGCCGTCGGTCCAGACACTTCCGTCCACGCTCGTAGGGATGATGCAGATGTTGGGTCTGCCTCTCTCCCCGCCCCCCACTTTCCGCGTAAGCGGGAAACTACAACGGCTCCCCTCCCTACCGAAAGGCACAGGGGAGTCTTCCCTTTCACCGCTCGGCCCTCTCAACGATGGTTTCTCTCGGGCGGTTCTTTTGTTCCGATGAAACTCCGCCCAAGACAAGCGGACTTCGTCCACCGCCTGTGCTATGCTCTGGCCGAACGAGGCAATACCCTAGGGGTTGCCCCTACCGGGGCTGGCAAGACGGTTATGCTTTCCTCCGCCGTGAAGTACGCCAGCCGTGGCGATAACTTCCGCTCCCTCATCATCCAGCATCGTGACGAGCTGGTAGCCCAGAACCGAGCCACCTACAAGCGGGTCGATCCAGAGGCCGAGTC